GAGATGCAACTCATGACTGCTATGGAAGATTTTGAGTACACCAAGTGGTTGGACCCTGATATGGTTCCTTGTTACATCAAGGACGATGATGAAGACACGGAGAGTCTCTAAAAGAACTGGTGGAGTCATCCCCAATATGCCCGTCACGGATGGACGAAAACAGCACTGGTCGGTGAAGGATCCCCTTCAATCCCGAGAGTTTATAATTTCTCTTTAAAAAATTGTTGGTGCGGATGGGATAACTCCCGCCAGGTTTCTTATTTCCTGTCAAAGAATAAGTGGCGTGCATGTAAAGACCTAATGAGGACGGCTTGCGCGAGTCGTCCTTTTTTAGTATAATATAAAAAAATTACCAATATGAAAATCGGTTTTAATTGTAGTTGTTTTGATCTTTTTCATGCTGGACATGTCACGATGCTCAAAACGGAAAAGGAGATATGCGACTACTTAAAAGTGGCACTGCAAGTTGATCCAACTGTCGATAGACCTGGTTTAAAAAATAAACCAGTACAATCAATCTATGAAAGATATGTACAAGTCCAAGGATGTAAGTATGTTGATGAAATACTTTTATATGATACGGAAGCAGATCTTTTGAATCTAATTAAAACACAAACTTTTGATATTAGATTTTTGAGTGAAGAGTATAAAGATATCGATTTTACAGGTAAACAATACTGCATTGATAATGGTGTTGAGATTTTTTATCACAAGAGAAGGCATCAATACTCTACTACTGAACTTAGAAAGAGAGTATATCAACTTGAGAAAGAAAAGTTGGAAGAGAAAGATATTGTAGACATTAAACAATATTCTCCTGAACTCTTAGAAAAATATTTTATAAAACATGAATGATAAGATAACAATCTATGGTTCCACAGGATTTGTGGGAAGTAATTTTAGGAAAATGTATGATAGTTGCATTGAGATGCAACGAGAAGAACGTAAACCACGTTCCAACAACATACTTTATTTTATTTCTACAGTGGATAATTACAATATCCATGACAATATTACTTTAGATGTAGATACTAATCTGCATACTCTGTGTGAAGTATTGGATCATTGTAGATCTGAAAATATTACATTTAACTATATTAGTTCTTGGTTTGTATATGGAAAAACTCCATACATGCCTGCAAAAGAAGATTCTGTATGTAAACCAACTGGATTTTATTCAGTTACAAAATATTGTGCTGAACAATTGATAGAATCATTTGCTCAAACTTATGGTATGAAATATAGAATCATTCGTCTGTGTAATGTCTTGGGATCTGGAGATCAAAAGGCATCTAAGAAAAAGAATGCAATAACATGGTTAGTTAATCAATTGAAACTCTCTCATGATATTGATCTCTATGATGGCGGTATTCACTGTAGAGATGTTCTTCATGTTACTGATGTGTGCCGTGCCATAAAACTTATTATGGAGAAAGGTGAACTCAATGAAATTTATAATGTTGGATCTGGTAAACCAACGTCTATCAATGAAATAGTGTCATTAAGTAAACACTACTTGAAATCTAAATCAAAAGTAAATAGCATTGATTCGCCTAAATTTCACAGTCAAGTCCAGACAGAAAATTTCTGGATGGATACAAAAAAACTTCAATCGCTTGGATTTAGTCAGAGTGTACCATTGGATCTTATTGTGAGGGATTTATGTCTGTAATTAATAAAGTACAAGAATTTGTAGACAATCTTCAAAAAGAAAATAATAATTTGTTTCCATATATTGCCAATGCTAATTGGAAACCAGGAAATTCAGTTTATTACTCTGGACCATACTGGGATGAAAAAGAACCTATTGCTGCCATCACAACTTTGTTGGAAGGTAACTGGCTTCCCTCTGGCAATGAAGTAAACAAGTTTGAACGTTCTTTCTCTAAAAAGTTTGGATTCGAAGATTCTGTAATGGTGAATTCTGGTTCATCTGCAAATCTTGTAATGATTGCGGCACTTAAAAAATACTTTGATTGGCAAGACAATGACGAAATCATTGTTTGTGTTTGTGGATTTCCAACCACAATCAATCCAATTATTCAAAATAATCTAAAACCAGTATTTGTTGATATTGACTATACGGATCTTAACTGGGATATTGATCAATTAGAGTCCAAAATTACTAGTAAAACTAAAGCAGTATTTTCTTCTCCTGTTCTAGGAAATCCATATGATTATGATCGTGTGGTAAAAATTTGTGAACAATACAATATCAAACTAATTGCAGATAACTGCGACAGCCTTGGTAGTAAGTGGAATGGTGAATACTTAACTAAACATGCCGTAGCAGCATCTTGTTCTTTTTATCCAGCACATCATATTTCTACTATTGAAGGTGGTATGGTGTCTTCTAATATACCTGAAATCGTAAACATTGCCAGGTCCTTTGCCTGGTGGGGACGAGGATGTTATTGTGTTGGACAACAAAATTTGTTAGAGTGTGGGGTATGTGGAAAAAGATTTGGTAAGTGGTTGGATGGATATGATAAGGTTGTAGATCATAAGTATGTCTTTGAACATCAAGGATATAATCTTAAACCCGCAGATCTTCAAGGATCTATTGGTTTAGTTCAACTTGAAAAATTTGAGGAAGTTCATTCCATCAGAAGAAAAAACAAAGAACGAATCTCTAAAATCTTTCAAAGCATTCCTGGTGTTCGTGTTGTGGACGAAAAAGAAAATGCAGAAACATCATGGTTTGGAGTTCCTATTATTTGTGAAGATGGTCCATTTTCCATAGAAAAACAATCTCTTGTTGACCATCTTGAAAGTAATGGTATTCAAACTAGGAATTATTTTGCAGGGAATATATTAATGCATCCTGCATACAAACATATTGAACCTGCAAAAAACTACCCCAACTCTTCTAAAGTATTGGATAATGTATTTTTTGTGGGGTGTTCTCCAACCATTAACGATGATATGATCAATTATATTGAAACGGTTGTGGAAGAATTCAAAACTAAAACTTTGTTTCATGTTTCTGTCTGAGAGGTTGCACAAACCTTCCTTTTTTAGTATAATATATATTAAAATATCTAATCAACATAAACAATATGAAGGCACAGGTGTTAACTTATTCTCGTAAAAAAGAAAAAATACAAAAAAAATATAATATATCAGATCTTCAAGACATAACTGAACAAGAAGAAGTTTTTATATATCATGGAAATTTGTCTCCTGAAGCACTTGAAGACCCAAGATTTATAGGTCTTTCTTTGTATCCTAAAAATAATAGGGAAATAAAGTGTGATTTAAATAAAGAATTGCCAATACTCGATAACTCTGTGGATGCTTTTCAATCGGAAGATGTAATTGAACATCTTCATGTTGATAGTATTATTTTTTCCTTAAATGAAATTTATCGAATTTTAAAACCAAATGCTTTTTGTAGAATTTCTTTACCCGATTATTACTCATTAAATCAAATGAAGAGAAGTATATATGATTATGAAGGTAATATTTTAGGAGATGTTGCATTAGGAGCAGTGCCAATTTTTGATAATGGTCAATTAAAAATTAAACATACAGCACCTCCTGGAGATAATCATTTTTGGTTTCCTACTATAGATAATGTTAAAGATTTGATCTTTAATTCTGATCTAAGCAAATGCTCTGTAATGAAAATTGTTCATGCTAATGTAAAAAATTCCGATCCAATTTTAGATGAAGTTGAAAACTTGGATACATTTTATGTTCGTAGATCTCCACCGATGGATATGAGATCTAATGGCAATCCAATTTCAATTATTATCGATTTTGTTAAATGAATGGGTTGCGTAAACAGTCCTTTTTTAGTATAATAAATAAAGAGAAATAATTTTTTAAGTCGATGTCAAATTTATTTGAAACTGAGTACATTAATGCTTATACTCAACCAAGTGATATGTTTGAACATGTTAAATATTTGAAATCTCTTTGTGATGATCAAGATGTTAATCATGTTACAGAAATGGGGACCAGAACTGGTATTAGTACTCGTGCATGGTTAAACAGCGATGTTGCGTTAAGAGCTTGTGATCTTAAATTTGATAGTAGGATTAAGCAGTTGATGGATATTGCTATAGAAGAAGGAAAAGATGTTTCTTACTATGAAGGAAATTGCCTGCATGTTGAAATTGAAGAAACAGATCTTTTGTTTTTAGATACTTGGCATGTTTATGACCAAGTTATAGCAGAACTTAATTTACACGCATCAAAAGTTAAAAAATATATTGTATTTCATGATACGATTACATTTGGTTTCGTTGATGAACAAAATAAAGTTCATGTTGGTATTCCTGAAGTAGATGATAAGTTGAAAGACGGAACTAAAAATGTTGGTATTTTTAATGCCATTGTTAAGTTTATGATTGATAACCCAGAGTGGAAGTTTAAAGAGCACAGAACCAATAATAACGGATTGACCGTTATTGAGAGAATCTAAATATACTAGAAAATTAAAATTTATGAAAAATAAAAAAACAGCACTCGTCCTTGGTGCTGGTGGATTTATTGGAAGTCACATGGTTAGAAGACTTCGTTCTGAAGGATTTTGGATTCGTGGTGTTGACCTTAAGTATCCAGAGTTTTCTCTTAGTCAAGCAGATGAGTTTGTTCGGGGAGA